GTTGTCCTCTTTTAGAAGCCCCATCCTGACACAGTCATTCCAGACCGTACCATTTTGCCATTTACTCTGGCTTCATTGTTAGATCGTGGCTGCTCTGCAGCATACTCTTTGCAACGCTCGTCAAATAGCTGATCGCCACTCGTGAATCCTTTCTGCTTGGGCTCGGTAGAACCATAGCTTTCTTTAGGCGTTTCTTCTTGGTCGCCAATATACGCAGTTATTACATTAATTTTCATATGATTACCTTACCCTGTAGGTTGGCTTAGGTTACATCTATATAGGTCCCAGGGAGCACGAAAAAGCTGTTCCCTACGGCCTTAGAATTGAAATGAATTGGGGGAGAGTTGCCCCTCCCCCGCATCAATTAGGCTTGCTCGAACTTCCCTTTTGAGGGAGCACTAACACTGCCTTTTGCGATACCCATAGGTTTCTGATCTGGGCCTTTGCTGTCCATCCCCATTGAAGCTAGGGATTCTCCTGCAAAAGACTTCTTCTCAGTCAAACCATTGTCGGGCATTTTGCCACTTGCACTATCTTTCATAATTTCCTCCTAGTACCATTCAATCATGACATGAACATGCGCCTGACCAGCAGGAGTACCGCCAGTAGGAGCTTTCAAAGTCAGATGAATATCGGTATCAGCTGGAAGTGCGTCGAGCACAAGGTCAGCAGCCGTGTCAGTCAGGCTCTGCTGAGCACCAGCAGCAAGCGTACCTAAACCCATGTTTACGTACTGCGTACCAGCGGCAGAAGAACCAAGATTGACAGCGCCTTCCGTGGTGACGGCATTGAAAGTTTCGATAGCTTCAACATCAATCTCTTTGATGCTACCTTGCTTTCCTTCTGGGCCACGAATAATCATGGAACCAGTGCCTGCACCAAAGTCGTGGTAATAGCTGAATGCATAAGGACGTGGATCGCTGTAACTCATAACAATTTCTCCTTAAGATTGGCTATCCCACATCACGATGCGTGACTGGGCTGCTTGTGTGTGAACGAGGCCGAAACCTCCCAAGTAATACCACGCAATACCACGGTCCCGTCCGAAGTCGCCAGGAATTTTCCCACGAATTTCTTCAGGAACAGCGATAGCTTCAGCAACAGTATCTTCACCAAAGAACAGGCACCAATCGGACTTGCCGTTGGACCATGCACTAGCTGAAGTACCGAGAGCTGCGGCACCTTTGTGGGTCTGCTCAACGAAACGCACACCCTCGTAACGACCAATTTCGCCGTTCATAATCATCTGGAAACCAGCATCAATATACTGCTTAATTCCTTCAAGATCATTCTTCAACTGACGATAGGTCGAAGGACGCGAGATTGAGTAATAATCATCATCAGCATACGCTGGGATGTTACGCTCTTTCATTTCGTCAACAATCAACTTGACATGCTCTTTACCAAGAGCAATGTTGTTAACCGTTGCAGACGCACCATTCTCTGTAACCACCAAAGAAGTCGTACTAGTACCTGCAGTAGGCGTGACGCGAACTTTCGCGGCATCGAACTGCGCAGCAGCAAGATTATCGAATCCTTTAGTAGCATCGTTTTTCAGCACTTTCCGGATAACTTCGGCCACAGGCTGCTCAGAGAGATCATCCAATTTACCAGTGTACGGTACGCTGTTACCAGCTTCCGTAATGGTCATGGTTCCCTGAGAAATAGTGAACGAGGTTTCTGGGATGGTGCTGGTCTCTGTTAGTGTCGTGCCTTGCGTGGCAACGTCACTGTACACGTTCCAATGGAATGTATCGCCGCGATGTAAGCCCTGATGCGCTGCGTCTTTTACGTCGCAGAACTGACGGAACTTGACCATCGGCTGAACTGCCATCCGAAGAAGGCGGCTCAGGTTGTCAGCATACATATAACCACCAGAGGTGTTAACTGACCATACTTGTCCAGCCATAATTAACCTCCAAAAGAGTTATAAGTTTTGGCCTCTAGCTTTACGCATTTCTGCAACAATTTGAGATGGTGTCATAGGGACATCATTCTTCGCATTGCCAGCCGAAGCCCTTACGGATTTAGGTTGTCTCACAATTTTTTGTTTGCGATTAACCCGTTCATTTGAATCATTACTAATTCCAGCCCACTCACGAGTGTACTCAGCAGCTGCATTGATAATCTGCGACGGTGTCCAATTAGGATTTTGCTCCGTTAGGGTAATCGTCTTCCTATCTGCAATTGCTCGAAGCTCCTCAGATTCTGCAATATCTGGATAGCTTTCATTAAAAGATCTTACTGCATCCTCTAATTCAGACTGATATGCTGCCCTCTGAATATGCTCTTGCTCTGCTTTTTTTCTTGCTTCGTGAGAAAGAATAGCTTGATTTACAACCTCTTCTACATTTTGGGTGGCATTGCTGCGCCCACTATTTGCCAAGGTCCTGAGTAGTTTAGCAGCCTCCGCTGCGTCATCCTGGAATAATGCTTCATGGTATTTTTCGACAATGTCTTCAACACCTTCTGCTTCTTCCGTTTGCTCAACGTCCTGACGGGATGGTTGAGAATTTAACATTCTTAATTGTTCTTGAATCTGCTGCTCTCGATACATAAGCTCTCGCTCTTTAACAGCAGCAGCTTGAAACTTTTCTTGAGATGCGCGATCTTTCTGATGGGAAGACTTTAAAGAATCAAACGGAACATCTACTTCTTCACCGTTGACTTTAACCTTGGTAACCCACTGTTCTCCATTAAACCATACTGGCGCATCTGGAGCTTCCTGAGCTTCTTCTACTTCTTCTTCTACGTGCTCTTCTTCCCTACGTCTGTTATAGATCTCCTCTAAAGCCTTTTCCCTAGCGGAAAGAGGGTTTATCTTAGGCATATCAAGATCATTAACAGCTTGTTCTTCAACAACTTCTTCCGACTCTAACGCATCCTGAACTTCTTCTTGGGTAGCGTTTTCCATATTACTATCTCCTTATGGTTCTAACACACCAGAAGATTTGTATTTTGAAATCTTATCAGCATTCTCCCCTTCTTGTATAATACTGTCAAACCACTGCAGCGTTTTTAAGGGTGTTGAGAGATCAGAAACAATCTTCCGGTACTCTTTTAGTTCTTCTTCTGAAGAACCCTTAAATCCGTTTAAACCAATATCTTCTAAATTATTAATTCCCTTTATGTACTCATTGAGGGCTTTTGTTAATATTGCTTTACCTACGGATGTATTTAAAAAATCTTTTGTGGTATGACCTATTCTTATTCTTTTAACTAAGTCATCAATCCCGACTTCACGGGGATCATAGTAATCCATATTATCCTACTGCGTAAGGTATTTTACCATAGTCGTCTCTAGCCATTACTCCAATATCGCCTTCGTCAACCATCTCTTCTTGTCTTGCAATCTCAGAATCTGCTATCTGATTTATTAAAGCTTCTCTTTGCAGCATTAACTCAGCACGTCTAGTTGCTACGTCTTCCTGCTTCAATTGTAAATCAATATTTTTTAGCTGTGCTTCCATTTCTTTTTTGCGAATTTCTGTGCCGTACTTCATGTTAGCAACTTCAAGATTTCCTTGCTGTTTCATCTGTTCAATAGTAATTCTATTTTGCAGCTTTCCTTGTTCAGACTGAATGTATCCTTGCATCTCTTCAAGTTGCGCTGTAAGTTCTGCAACCTGTGGATTCTGCTCCATCATAACAAAACGTTCACCGTCTTTATATCCAAGAGCGCCAAACACTTCTTTTACAATCTCCTGAACATTCAAGCTCTCTGCAAATCCTGGAAGACCTCCAAGCATCTGTATTCCAGATATAAGGTTTTGAACTTTGCGTAATGGATCTGTAGCACTAATTCCAACGTTAACCTTTAATAGAACTTCGTACTTTAACAGATCGTTTATAACACCCTGGTATTGCTGATTAACTTGAATTGCTGCATCGCTCGCTAATTCAAGAATAATTTCATCTGTTTCATAGTACTGCTCAAGACGCATAAGCTGTTTAAGTACACGCTCTACCCAAGTTTCAGAAAAGGTTCTAAGAACATACTCTGTAACTGTTCCACTGTTGCTTGCCATAAGTGACATACCGCCAACAGTTTCATTTAAAGATCTAGCTCCTTGTACTGTAGACGTTGAGAAGTTACCTTGCAACTCATCAAAGTCCATATTGATCCTATCCTGTTCTGCATAAGCTGAACCTGTAACATCTCTAGTATCAATAACACGTACATCGTTATCTGGATCATCCATCTCTACCGCGCCACCAGGAACAGATCTAAACAAAGCATCTAGATCAATGTTTCTATCTCTGCGAATATGGTAACGTTTGTTCATTGCTAAACGAACATTGTCAAACCTTTGGTTCCATATGTCGTTAGCAGCGGCCTGCAATTCTTGTGTTAGCTCTACTGTTCCAGCTGGATAAAGTCTATGAGATTCTACATTAGTGTAACCCATTACATAAGGGCGCTCACCATTCCTTAACCAAGGATACTCTTCTAGAAGAGGTTTTGGATCTGTAAGCATTGCATCAGTTCCTACTGTATAGTAGCACCAATCCATTCCTTCTCTGCGAACAATGTTTTTATGTATCCATACAACTTTGTAAGAATCAATATCACCATAGCCAGCATCGTTATCTAATCGATCCTCTCTTGGCTCATCCCTAATCATTCGGGTGGTATCATCATCTTCATCTGTATCAGAAGCTAGAAGCTCACCTATAGGAATATCTAACCACTCTCCATCTATCATTTTTTGTCTAACATCCTGAACGTACATAGGCATAAGATGAATGATATAAGGACTGCTTTCCATAGGATCATGCCAGTCAGCAGCAGGATCAATTCTAATATTTTCTGGAGAAATAAGATCTATAATAGGTTTATCTTTAATAGATGTCTTCTGTTTAGTTACAACAGGATTACCGTCAGCATCCATAACAGGTCTGTTCTGGCTATCTACATTTAAGTAAGCTTCTTCTTTCTCTTCATATTCCCAATACTGATGGCTTACACATATGCCCTGTACAGCTGCATCTTGCAAGGCTGCAGACATTGTCTGGAACCAAGGAAGAGTGTTTGTAAGCCTATACTGCATGATAGATTGAGATACCGCTGCAGCCGCAACCTGATCTGGGTCGTTAGGATTTCTAGGCTGAACACTTACAACATCTTCGTTAGTAAAGAAAGCAACAGCCATAGCAGACTGAAGGTTTCTTACAGCAGTTCTGGTCTTTGGTCTAAAAAACCTAGACCTTTTGTCATACGCCCCAGTGTTATACTTAGAACCAGGGGGATGCTTGCTGTTAAACAAAGAAATGCTTTTTTCCCACTGATCTCTAAGGTTAGAATCAACCCAATCACTAGACTCTTCATAAGCTTCACGAGCAATACGCAGCCAAAAATCTTCTATGTACGGAGTATCCTCCATCTGTTCAACAGATATATTTTCTGAACCCTCCGTAGGAGGCTGCGGTCTAATTCGGCTCATCTAGAGTAATCCCCATTAAGTTTGCCTTTGGAATCCATTGATAGGTCATGGTACAGTGTGTCATCAAACTGACCCCTCTTCTGCCTAAACCTTTCTAGTATTTCTCCGCCAGCCATAACAACCATTTTGTAATCGTTGTCTATTTTATCGGTATGAAGAACAAATCCCCAGTTGCCAGAAAGACGCATTGATTTTACAGAAACAACTCCGTCCATTACATGTACAGCCCATAACCACCCAGGATACTTTTCTTCTAATTTTTCTGCAATATTTTTAGCTAACATATTATCATTTAAAGAATATATGTTTGACTTTGCAACATCTAAATTCATTACTTTCTTCCCTTCTTTTGTTTCTTTTTTGCAGCGGTTTCGGTATAGAAAACTCTGTTTCCATTGTTGAATATATATGTTGGTGTTGGATACTTAAGAGAAGGATCAGCCTTGTAGCACTCATCCATCCAACTCCAAGTAGTTTCTTTTGTTTTTATATCACCCATATTGTAGGTTTCCATGTTGGGTCTTTCCAGACAGAGCTAGGAAATTTACCATCTATTGTAAGTATTCCGCTAACAGGATCATAAGAATGAGTCTGCCCTACAATTGGTGCCCTGCCATAAGCGCTCCAAGTATTTGGATCTGTTGCCCAAGTGGTTGATATGGTGTACCACTTAATTAAATCCATTGATAAGGAGCCAGCGGGAACAGTCCTGAAAACTCCTTTAGCAAATACTGGTCCATGTCCAGTAAGAGATAAAGATCCAGCTCCTATACTTGGCGCAAAACTTATACCGAGATTAGGAGAAATACCATTAAGAGTTAGGTTTACACTGTCTGGATAAACTATATGATTGTTAGGATTATCTGGAGCATATCCAGTTAGGCTTGCGCTATATGCACTAGGGGCAAGATAGTAGTCTTCCCAATGATACGTAGCCGCATTCCAAGCATCCGAATTAGATGACCAAGAATCCCAAGGGTTAGACATTACAGATACCTAACGTGTAAAGGATCAGCCTCCGCATCAGGTGATTCAGGCCATCCCCAATATGTTTTATCTACTGTAGAATTAATTGTTTCAGTTTCATCAGATACAGTTGTTACGCCTTCTTCATCAGTAACTTCAATTCTTCGCTCCTCTTGCACTTCATGATTCTGAAAGTTACGAATAGCATCTACAGAAGCAAACGCTTCAATTCCTGACTCAAGACTGTTACCATGAGCGCGTACTTCATTACGGTATGTAGTCCATTCAGAAGACATAGCAGTTTCACTGTCAATAGACCTGATAACTCTCCAATCAGAAGGAGCAAGCAATGCGCCTGTGTTTGCTTGAACCTTTTTAATAAGGTCTTCTTTTAAGAGTTCAACATCTTTTTCAGTAGTCGCGTAAGAAATTACATACTCTCCATCAACTAACTCGTATGTTTCTGAACCAGTGTCATAGTATCTGCTATCTACAGATTCAACACGCGCAGGATAAAAACCTATTTCTGCTAGTTCTTGTTTGCTCCATGCTGTAAATATATTAGCAGGATGCTGTATGCCATCGACCGTTAAAGCGCGAGGCGTCTTAATTGTTCCTATTGTTTCGCTATACCACATAATTACCTCGCGTTAGAATATTTGAATGGTGATTCGGCAATGGCCAAATAAATGTAATTTTGTCCAGAATTGTTTAACCCATTTGAAGTATTTCTAAATTTAAAACCGTTAGATGTAAAATCACCCCAAGCGTATGTACCTTCCGTACTAGATAAATCAGCCCATAAAGTTTTATTTATTTCATTGTAGGTATTTCTTTTGTTATCAACTATGACCCAATTTCCAGTTGCTGTCGTGTTTTTAAACATAATAAAAGCAGGACGAAATCCAGTGTAAAAAAACGTACCATCTGTTGATCCATTACCTGTGTAACTACCTACCTTGCTGTAGCCTTCTACGGAGTGGAAGCAGTACATTATATAATCATCACCGTTGTAGTTAACCTCTTGATACGCACCTGTATTTACACCACCAAAAGTTATTAGCGATGCGGTTGGTGCTGTGTATGGATATGTGGCATTTCCAACTTCACCAAAGTCTCTAGCATTAAATTGAGCGTTAGTTGCGTTTAATGATAAATAGTTTCCATCAGTTAAATATTTAGCCCAAACGTGCCAACCTCTTACACCATCTGAACCATTAGATATTCTTTTCTTCATAATCACCATTTCTGGTGCCTGACTTAAACCATGGCCCATAGTGTCGCCCGCTACTCCAGTGCCTGTGTACTTAACAATACTAAATCCCGATGTAGTGTTAGCACTTACTGTTGAAGTGATTGTGCCGTCAGTGTTGGATGAGCCAGATGTGCTGTCCGCTTTCCAGTTCCACAAGACATAGTTTTGATTGTTAAGATTAATTAATTTATTAGTGTCAGTTCCCTGTCCAACAGTAACGCTTGTAGATGAAGTTGCTGTTGGATACCCATAGTCTTGATAAGTATCTTCAGCACTGTTTAGATTTGAGTAAACAGATTTGTCTAATCCTCTGACTCGATCAAATAATCTATTATGATAAACAGTTGTTCTGTTTTTGTTCCAAATTAAATCTGGCTCAAAACTTGTAGTTACTTCTTGTGTAGAGTTTCCATCGCCAACATACACAACCGCCTCAAAATGCTCTTCCGGTAAAGCAATGCTAGAATCATCAAGGTTGTTAGTGTTTAACGCTTTGTATCCTGTAGGTGGCGTGTAATAGAAGTCCTCGCCTACACCACCGTTTCCTTGTGCTGTTGTTTGTCCTGCAAAGGAACTGTCTTGGCCGAAGTTTACTGTCATGCCAGAACTTCCTCCTGAACTGCCATGAGCAAAATAAAAAGTAAAATCGTCTGAAAAATGGGCGGTTGTTACAGTTCTAAGCAAAGAGTTGTTTAAGTAATAACTTGTTTCTCCATTGCTTGAATTATGCGCAATCCCTACGATGTCACCATTTGATGCATTACTGTAACCTACTAAATTTCCACCATCGTAACCAACATAACTAGAGTTTAAACCGCTATTGTTATAAAAAAATGTGCCTTTAACAATATTGTAAGTTCCTAACAATGGATCAAGAGATGCAACACCCATGTAAGGTATGGTGTTGTCATCAATTCTTACTTCACAATACCACTTTCCACTAGAAGGAAGCATAAAAGAACTTCTTTTAAAAGAGTCACTTGTTGCTGAAAACTTTAAGTTTCCTTCTGAAAGTGTCCAAGAAGTTGTGTAGTCATTTAGTAAAAGATTGATCGTAGAAAAGTTATTCGTTGGACTATCAAGTACCTGATCTGTAGCAACATAACCAGTAACAGTTAAATCGTTATTGTTACCGCTATAGTCATCGCCTAATGCGGAAGAGTCTTGATATTTTAAATAATATCCATTAGCGCCGTAAGAACCTTCATATTCTACAGGCTTCCACTGATTTGTATCTGCGTCGGTTTCACCAAAAGATGCAGCTGTAAGTGCAATGCCATCAATAAAATGTGTTTCTGCTAAATATGATCTATTGACTCCGCCAAAAATAGCACCATTAATGTAGTGGTTAGCACTACCATTATTCCAATAACCTTCTTGGTTTAAAGCAATATGAGTATATCCGTAAGTTCCACTGACTACAAAATCAACAAGTTCACCATTAACATATAGTTTAAGTCTATCTGCAGCAGTTGCATTTGTTGTGTCTTTTACAAAAACAATGTGATACCAAGCACCAGAATCCCTAAAACTCATTTCTGTACTGAAATATGCTTGAAGAGAATTGCCAATAAAATTTTGATAGTGCAACGATGCACCTACACCCGGCCCGGTGCCAGGAAAAAATACTAGTGTTTCATAATTGCTGCTATTTGAGCCGGCGCTAAATAAATAGCCATATGCATTAAGGTTGTCACTTCTTTTAATCCATGTACTGAATGTTAGGGTTTTTCGATTACTAGCGGCCCCAGAAAATTGAAGATTGTTTCCAGATCCCCCACGAAGTGAGTTATCAATGTTATAGCCGCTAACCTGCCCTGACGATCCGGCAATAATGTTGTTACCAGTTAATCCACTCATGAATAGTTCAGAGTCGCTACGGCTTGAATGTTAGTGCTGTCAAGAACAACGTAATCAATACGATCTACTCCTGCCGCAGTCGTGGTTAGTGTGGGCGCAGTGCCTCCTATAAAGTCCCAGTAAGAACCCCAAGAGCCAGTGCGTGAACCAGTACCGTCTTGTGTAATAAAGATAGAACCTGTTTGTCCTGCTGTAATATTTGATGGATTATTAAACGTAGCGTTATGCCCTAACGTAACTTTAAAGTTATTGCTATCGGATAAATCAATAGTAATACTTGTAGAAGACGTAAGCGTTGTAATGTTTCCTGAAGTCGCAGAAACAGCAACAGTACCACCTGCTGTCCTTGATTCCATAGAATCAACTTTTAAATTACTCATTTAGGATATGCCTCCTTTACGGCTTCAATGGCATCTAACCAAGTGCGTGAGCCTTCTGTTTGGTCGTGAAACATCATGTCCATTTGTTCTTGCCAAGACGGATATGCATCTCTACGTTTTTCAGCATAAGTTCGTGTGTCTGGTTCTGGCTCTGGTTCAACAAAAGAAAACACATTGCCGTCCCATGAACTACCAATCTTTGCGTTAGCGTCTACTTGAATTAATTCACCATCCACGTTAAATTCAGAAACGCCATCCCACTCAATTATGTTTTCAACAATTCCAGAGTTAACAATTGCGTATTTCATTATTTGTACTCCGTTACGATTACGATTCCATCAGCACCACTACCAGATGCAACATTAAGTACTCCTTGATGCGACCCTGCGCCTCCAGAGCCATAACCTTTACCGTCTTTAAGTGCAGTAGTGTCAGCAAGTCTTTGGTCTGCCGCCATACCTAAAAACGATGCTCCAACGATTTTGTTATAATGGCCACCATTAGTGCCTGGAATATTTAAATCACCTCCTGTTGCCGCCCCACCAAGAGAAGTAGTGTTGTAAGTAATATTCCTTGCGCCTAAACCTCCACTTCCTGTAACAGTGTTTGTTCCATCGCTCCAAATGCTATCACCTCCATCAGCACCAACACCGCTATTTGATGTTGATCCCGCTCCTCCTGAACCAATGGTTATTGTTGCAGTCGAAATTGAAGAAACATCAATCAATTTTCTAGCGTAACCGCCTCCCGAACCATTCTGCATTTGGATTGCAACTGAACCGCTTGCGCCTCCCGCTCCTCCTGCACCTTGAACTTCTACAATTACTTTTGTAATCCCAGTTGGTCGTGTCCAAGTTCCTGAACTGGTAAAGTATTGAACAGACGCAAGACCGCTATCAAAGCCAGAACTGCTACCGTTATTTGTTAGCGTTACACCTGATGGGATCGTAAACGTATCCCCCGAATCACCTAATGTGAAAGCCGTACCTGTGGCGGGGCTTATCTTGTTTGCTTTAATTTCACTAGCCATTACAAGCCTCCTGACAGTGCTTTGATTTCAGCATCGGTCAAGCCCAGTGCCTCAAGTTTGGAAACGGCAGATGCTTTGTCGGCTTCTGCTTGAATTTGTTCTGGTGTTTTTTCTGGTTCGGGTTCTGGTGGTCGTGCTACAAATGCGCCGTCAGCGTAAACACCTCCGATCCATGCGTTAGCATCTGCTTCAATAAGAACGCCGTATACGTTGTATTCAGAACTGCCATCCCATTCGATAATGTTGTCAACGATGCCTGATTTAATGATTGCGTATTTCATCTATTTGTACTCCCACACGATTACGATGCCGTCACCGCCATTTCCTGCGTGAGTTGCGGCCGGATAACTTCCGTAAACTTCTGCCCCACCGCCACCTAATACACCATCCAAACCACCTGCCCTTGAACTTGCATATTGAGGTTTACCGCCATAGCCAAAAAAGGAATTGCCTCCCTCTCCCGCCGCTGTAGTCGTGCCTCCTGTTCCACCAGTAACGTTTACATCCCCGCCAGTAGCCGCTCCACCCTGTCCAGTTAGATAACTACCTGTTTCTGAGGCGTCCCCACCAGACCCAGTAATTGTATTTGTGCCATCAGCCCAACTGCTGTCGCCACCATCGCCACCTTTTGTATCATTCGATGTTGATCCAGCGCCTCCACCACCTACTGTAATAGTGGCGCTAGAAATTGATGAAACATCCAAAAGTTTTTTAGCGTATCCACCACCGCCTCCGGCGTTTCTATTTCCGTTAGTAACGCTTTTAGTCGCCGCACCACCCGCACCCTGAACCTCCACCATTACTTTTGTAATCCCAGACGGTTTAGTCCAAGTTCCTGATGAGGTAAAAGTTTGTACCGATGCAAGACCAGAATCAAATCCAGACGTAGTAGCCGATGCGTGAACTGCAACGGTTGTTCCCGCCCCACCCAACGTAAGCGTTGAGCCAGACTCTTTGTCTATTGCGTTTACGTTAATAGTGCTCATACGATCACCAATGTACCAGTAACAATGATTGTGCCTGTCATAGTTACTGGCCCTGCAAGAACTGCTGATTCAATGGTATGATCCCCATCAATAGTTTCCTGATGAATAAAGAACCCGTCTTTTGCGGGCTCTTGACCTATATATTGATTTCCATTAACTACTTCAACCATGATTCCTCCTTACGTAGAAATGCTATCTACATATGAAACCCACACATCTAAAGCAGATCCTGTGTTAGATTTAATATGAAGGACATCTGTGTTTTGCATTACAACCTTTGCGCCACCCTGAATAAGTTCTACAGAAGAACTGGGTGGAATGGTTAGGCTTTTGCAAATGTGGTAGTCAGTACCAGAGCCTGTCTTATCAATGTAACAATCGCAAGTTACAGCGGATGTAAGAATGTTAGTTACTCTAATACCAATTAATGCATCATCAGAGTTGCTTGTAAGAAGGGTTGTTTCTCCCGTTCCTACCGCTGATGCTGCTACTCGTTCAAAATCTTGTGCCATTATTCTCTCCTATAGAGCTATAGCCATAGCAACCGCAAAACCAGGGGTTGCCGCATCTACGGTGCCCCATGAAGTGTCAGTGCCATCTGTGGTTAAATATTTTCCAGACTGTCCAGAAACGTTAGGTATAATAGCAGCTGTAGAAGTAGACGGAAAGCTGTTCTGAAGAACAACTTTTAACATTCTAAGATGGTCATCGCCTTCTGCTACAGGGTCTGAAACTGTAGGATTTGTATTTACTAATTGAGTTACCCAGTTTGCTGTTTCTAGTGCCATAGCCCCTCCTAAGTAAGTTCAAAAATACCAGTAGCGCTAGGCGTTACGGTAAGTGTATTGTTTTGCGCTAATGTAAACTGGCTTGTGGTTAGTCGGGAAAAACATACAAGCTTTCCGCCTGACTGATAAATAACAGCGTATTTAACATTAGATACATCGCCACCAGTAGCAGTCCAAACAACTGCAGTTGAATCAAACCTATATTTATTTGTTGCTGCAGATGCCCATGTGCGAGCGCTTACTGACTTTCCGCCAGTAGCGTAACCATTTCCATTTGCTACTTCATTAGCTAGTGAAGCTTGAGTAGACAAAGCAACGTTATTAATATTTGCGCTTGCTGCACTTGTGTGCAATGCCATGTAAAAATTAACTCCAGTACCGTCAAGATCAAATTGACCGTTACCTAAGTATTCTCTAAAACTATTGTAAAAACTCCATGCTGTAGCCGCCATTTAAGCCGCCTCCTTTAACGATTCTGGATTTTTGATGATGTGTGATATAAGTCCTTCGCCATGAACAATAAGATCATAACTTGAGCCTGTAACGCTTATTAACTGAACAAACTCCTTTGCCTGATGATAATGGGCTACAGTGCATCTAAATTGCTTCCCACCTACAACCAAATCTATCTCTTCTTCTTTATCATTTTCTGGCTGCTCATATGCGTGGTGATGATCCATAATACAGCTATCAAAACCAAAAATTTCAAACTTATGAAAGCCTAAAATTCTTAACAAATGTAACGCCCTAAGTGTTACCGTAGAGCCACCCATAATAGGGAAGAAGTCTTCATATGCTTTTCCGTATTGATCCTTAAGAAGGTCTATGTTTTCTTCTTGGGTATCACAATGCCACAACCAAACATTGCGGCCTGAAAGCATTTTAAATACTTCTGGATGACATTGAGATGCCATTAAGTATTTACATGTGTCTACTGGAGTTTTAATAAATCTTTTATTAAACTCCCTGCTGTCTAGCATTATAAAAGCATTAGGAATAATTCCGTTGTCTAGACAATATTGATAAGTTCCATTTACTGTTACAATTGGAACGCCATCTTCGTATCTCTCTCTTACTATATGAAAGGTATCTTTAAGAGATGGTCCTCCAGTAACAAGACATATTTCTTTACCCCACTGCGTTTCAAACGGTTTTACCTGCGGCAATCCTAGAGAAACGCTGCTTTTTATATTGTTTCTTATTTCTTCTTTATCAGAGTTTACAGCAACAAATATTTCTGGAATAGGCTGTAATACTTGAACAGAAGGTGGATAGCCTTTAAATGAATTCAAGCGTGAAACTCTAGTCTAAGCTCTAAACCAAGGGCAGCAGTTGTAGATCCAATCTGATCTATGTCAAATCTTATTACATCAAACTCATCAACTAAACTGTTTGCTCCGATAACGGGAGGCGTTACGGCATCCTTACTATCGTTTTCTCCAGCATCAATTGTTAACAAAGTGGTTAACATGTCAACACCTTTGGTTTCATTATTCACTTGAATGTTTGTTGTTGATCCTGTTGCAGCTGTGTATACATGCCCACCAACAGTATTAAGCCTAAGCCCGTCAAATGTAGATGGTGTAACAATCCTAGCAATTCCGTCTCCTACATAAGTAGGAAGTCCGTCAGCAATAACTTTAATTACTAATGTTCTATTTGAAAAAGATGTAGCATTAGCTAGTATCTTTCTATTGTCGCCAGTAGACGCATCATAAATAGCAATGTAATCAGAATTAATATCCATTGTGCTTGAGATATTAAGATTATTTATAACCTCTAATTTATCATTATTTAAGTTACTAAGGTTGTCATCCATCTCATCAAACGTAAGAGGACTACCTTTTGTTTGCCTTAATATTAAATTTGCCATTTATTTAAATCTCCAATTACCAAAAGCCATTACTTTTCCATTATCTCTTATAGTTACGCCAGCATCTATAGTTTCAGTAATAGGTCTAAGTAACATTAATTCATAGTAGTTTTCTGTGGCATAGTTAAACGTAGCCATAAAAGGAAGATCAATTAAATTAGCAGCACTAATAGTAACTAGCGCTAAAGCAAATACGTATAATTCATCATCATTTTTCTTTACAAAGTCTTCCCATCTGTCCCATTCGGACTTAGTTGTTTGCCCTTGATCCCACTGCATTGTTTCGCAGGTTGCTGATCCTCTGCCGTTTCCAGTTCCCACAACTCCCTTGTACGAGCAAGCAATGTCTCCATACCTCTTTGCCAGCGCGCTTGTTCCGTTGAGGTTATACTCAGATACGACAACTGGCTTACCAAGCCTAAGTGCTTCTTCAATACTTTTTCTGAATTGTGACTCACTTAGATTAAAACCAGTTTGCAAATATATAACGTCTGCATCTTTGTAATATTCAGGTTTTACTCCTGGTGTTAAGTGAACTCCAATGGGCTTATTCACGCCTTTTTTTCTAAGGTTCTGTATAAGAACGCTAACTTCTTGTGCAGAGTAATACTCATCACATTCAAGGCATACAACGTAGTGACTAACTAAATCATCTACTGCGTCTACTACTTGGTTTTGGTAATCTATTTGATTCTGTAGCCCCTGCTTGTAAACTTTAGGGCTGTCATCAGATATTAACCACATTACAGGAGCCAAATTTTTATCACGCAACTTATTAAGACGATCACGCCAAGCAACTCTATTAACACCGTCAACCACCTTAAACATTGGATCATGGTTTCTAGCCATTACATCTGCATGCGTATCACCATTTAACTTTAATTTTTCTATTACCTTTTCTCGCCAGATATTATTTGATCCATCTGAAAGCCAAGATAATGTACTATACTGAGCAGCACCTATTAAGAATGTGCTTTTATAATCAGCAACAACAGTAATAAAACCTGCGCTTACAAAAAAACAAAACAATATTGATGCTGCGTATTTACTAATCATTTTTCTTTATTTTTAATTTTGTTGGACCTGGTAAAGCCCATCCTAATATCATAGGCAATACGAATATTAATACTAAAGCCCACCCCCCTATCTCTACCATTTTATGAAGCAAAGTAAAA